AAAATATCATCATTATGACCCTCATACATTTCATAGGTAATATCAGAATCGAAGTTAATTACGATCCAACAGAAAGAACAGTGGATGAAATCAGCTCCATCTCAGTTGAGGACGCTGATATCCTCAATGACCTGATGCTTTCCGGTGCAGCCGATGTGATTGTAGATAGTGTGGACTGGCCCGAAGTATATGTAGAATACCAGCAAGGCTCTGAAATAGCAGCTTAATCACTCCTAAAATATACAAATCATGAACCCCAAACTAAAAATTCAAAAAAACTTCATGCAGCTCGCTATCAACTGGATGAACTCCATCGAGGCCTGCGACAATTACATCGAAAGAGGCGTTGAGGTTGCCTACTACATCAAATGCAAAGAAAAAGCTATTGATGGTTATGTAGCTGCTATGCAGGAAGTGGCTGAGTCCATCCATGAGATGAGCCAAGAAAGAATTAAATCCGATTTCATCACCGCATAAATATATCAGCATGAGACAAGAATTCATCCTACTATTTGCAGCCAGCACTATTCTATTCGGCTTAATTGTTACCCTTGTTCTTTTTTACATCGATCCGATTAAGAAGGAGTTGAAAAAAGAGCAGCGCAAAAGAGAAATTTTTGAGGATGCTTATATCAGCTCTTTAATGGTTGACGAGCATGGCAACATTGTAGATTCCGGTAGTGCAAGCGAGTATTCTTTTGATAGCCGATAATAAATATTGCGGGGTAGATCAGTTGGTTAGATCATGAGACTCATAACCTCAAAGTCGCTGGTTCGAGTCCAGCCCCCGCTTCAGATTAAAAAGTGTTTTTGGTTTTTGGGGATTAATAAGTATTACGGCTCTGTATTTCTATACGGGAGCCTCCATTTAAAAAGTAAAAGCCCGGTTAGTGGCCGGGCAATTAAGAAGTAAAATCAAAACGCAAATATATGTCAAAAATTAGAAAGCCTCACGAGCTAAACGTGGTAACAACTATCAAAGCCCTTATCTACGGGCAACCAGGACTTGGTAAAACAACTTTTGCTTTATCAGCGCCAAATCCGATACTCCTTGATTTTGATAGCGGAGTACATAGGGTAAACCCACTTCACCAAAAAGACACCTTACAGATTGAAAGCTGGCAGGATTGTCTTGATGAATTGAATGCTGGAACCTTTTCGCCTTACACCACCGTAATCATTGATACTGCCGGGAAGATGCTTGACTACATGGGTGCATGGCTGATAAAAAACAATCCAAAGCTGGGCAAAAGCAATGGAGCACTTTCGCTCCAAGGCTATGGTGAAAGGAAAGCTGAATTTTCAAACTTCATGAAGCGGCTATCTACAATGGGTAAGAATATCATTTTTATTGCCCATGAAAAAGAAGAAAAGGATGGCGACGTGAATTACAAGCGTCCTGAAGTGGGAGGATCATCTGGTAATGACCTTTATAAAGAGCTTGACCTTATTGGCTACATGGAAGCCATCGGCAAAAAAAGAACAATCAGTTTTCTGCCACAAGAAAAGTACTATGCAAAGAATGCCTGTGGCTTAAATGAGACAATACAGCTCACAGAACTTACCGATTCAACCCCAAATGATTTTTTTACCAAAAGCATTGTTGATCTCTATCAAAAAAGTCTCGCTGATCGCAAAGAAAAGGTTTCTGACTACAACGACCTCATGGAAGTAATTGATGGCAAGATTGAGGCGATTAAAGATGCAGAAAGTGCAAATGACTATATCGAGTGGGCAAAATCTTTTGACGCTCATGTTTGGGGAAGCAAGGCGGTTGCCAGTCAAAAGCTGAGATATCGGACTAAGGAGTTGAAAATAACTTTTAATCCAAAATCCAAAAATTATGAAGATGCAAAACTGTCAGCGACAGCCTGATTATAAATTCTATCCATCACTATTGGATGCATACAATTGGTATGCATCCTCAGAAAACGAGGAGTCGGAAAATGACTTGATTAACAAAATTAACCGTGTTCCATTTGAAAGCGAAGCGGCATCAAAAGGCACTTGGTTCAATAATTTTATTGATCAGGCCCTAATAGGGATCGATAAATATGCAACTAACCATTTAACTGGTTATGCTGCTGAAATTGCACAAATGCTTAAAGGTTCAGCAAAGCAAGTGTTTTGTAAAACCCAAATTGAAGTTGATGGTAAACTGGTTGAGATATACGGCTACATTGACTATGTGAAAGAAGACAGGGTTATTGATTTAAAAACCACTTCTGAGTATCAGCTTGGAAAATACAAAGGAAGCCTGCAGCTCCACTTTTACCCTGTTGCACTGATTGATGAAGGAAATGATATCCGGTCATTTGACTTTATCGTAACTGACTTCAAAACTGCTTACATAGAATCATACCCGGTAAATTATGAAGTTAGCAGAAAAGCAATTGTGGATGCTTGTAAAAATCTAATTCGATTCATCGAAACAAAGAGATCATTGATTACCGATAAGAAAATTTTCGGAATTGATCATGCTACAATTATTCATGGCGAAAAGATCAACGGGAAGGACGTTCTTATTGCGCAATGATTGAAAACATTGTATCTGAGGTAAACTCTTATCTGGAAGAGATTCAGAATTTCAGCAGGGATATGGCCCAGGATGCAACAGCCCTGCATGAGTATCTAATTAGGCTTACTAATATTATGGCAAGGTGTAATCAGTTAATGGCTGAATGGAAGAGAGTAAATCGCGAAGAAACAGTTGTTGCCTATCAGAATTTACAAGTCAGTTTGCTTTCTCAAAAAAAGAATTTTAGTCCAAGCATGGCTAAAGATTACGTGAATGCGAAGTGCAGTGAAAGTGGATATCTATATGACTTGGCAGAAAGATGTAGCAGGCTTTGTACACATACAATTGATGCTATAAGAACTGTAATTAGTAGCCTTAAATCTGAAAGGGAGTTTGCTCAATTTTCACAGTAAGTACCAATGCGATTGAAAGAAGATGTGGTTGGCATGTACAGTAAGATTGAATACGGCAAGGCCGGTGATGAAGTTAAAGTGGTTTCAGAACATGGGGATATGGTTATCGTAGAAAATACTGAAGGGAGCAGGTTTCCGATGCTTAAAATACATCTGACAGAAGAAAAAATAATTCATGAAGCTGCACCAGATACTGCAGCACCAAACAATAAACCAATTATCAACCGGGCACCGGTATCGAAAAAGAAGGCGGCACCCACAAATCAAAACACACTATTCTGATGGAAAAAGTAAAAATCAAAAAAGCTAAGATCAAAGATTCAATGTTCCTCGAAGTGGAATACACTGAGCAACTACCTGGCCACAATAAGAAAGATAGAAAGGAGTCCAGCACAGTGCCGGTTCATCAGGATATGAAGGATGCTTTTTATAAGCTGCATGTGCATCTGGCTGTATTGTGCGATGAGGTAAAAACGCCAAAGCGTGGAGATATTGAAAGCTCGGAGTTTGAAGGCTTCATTGTTGGCGGTTTCAGTATTGGTGGATCTGGTGAAAACGAAGGAGTGACCATTTCCGGAAGCAAGGAGGGTAAATATGGCACGGTGAATCTCAATACTCCTTTCACAAAGTATGAGAGTTCTGAATATCCTTTTGTGGCTGAGCTAAACGCATGCATTGAAAGCTGTGTGTATGAGATTGAGCAATATCTCTTTGATGGCAAACGGGCACCAGAAGCGCAGATGGAACTGTTCCAGGAGGATGATCTTGTAGTTGAAGAAACAAATTAATAACCGCCTCAAAAATATTTTATGGCAAAACTAAAAGCTCTAAAAGAAAAAGAGCAGCATCGTGGTGTACTGGTTCCAATTAACATCATGGCAATTGATGTAGTGAGCAACACGAGGAAGCATTTTAATGAAGATGATCTCCTTGAACTATCTAATAGCATCAAGCAGGTAGGCATACTGCAGCCGTTAGTGTTACACAAGTCGGATGAGGATATTTCTTTCGCTCTTATCTGTGGTGAAAGGAGGCTCAGAGCTGCAATGCTTGCCGGGCTTACAGAAGTGCCGTGTATGGTTTATGACAGGCTTCCTGCAGATACTGTACTGGAAATGCAGATTACTGAAAACCTGCAGCGCAAAAACATCAATGCGATGGAAGAGAGCGATGCCTTTGAGCAGCTTGTTAAAAGAGGCATCAGTACACCCGAACTGATTGCTGAAAAGCTCAGCACCAGTGTTCGCTATGTGTATGACAGGCTGATTCTGCAGAGGGTAATTGAAGATGTGCAGAATCTTATTCGTGACGGAAAGTTTTCCATCAGCCACGGCAAGCAGTTTGCCAGGTTGCCTTACGATGATCAGATGAAGCTCTGGCTCTCTGTGCAAGATGATAATAATTTATCAGTTGACGATATCAAGCAAGAGATCCTTTCCAAGTTCGATTTTAAGCTGGAAGATGCACCTTTTGATATTAACAGTAAAAAGCTGGTGAAGAAAGCCGGTAGCTGTATGGATTGTACCAAAAGAACCGGTTGCAGACTTGTGCTGTTCGAAGATGTTCGCCAGGATGATTTATGCCTTGATGAAGCCTGTTACAATAATAAAATAAACGCCTTTATCGAGCAGAAAATTGAAGAGCTTAAAAAAGCCGGCAAGTCGGTTGTGATGATCACTACAAAATATAAATCCAATGATCCGCTCATTAAAGGCGAAAAAGATTGGCAGCATATTGAAAGTGAAGAGGAGACCGATACTGTAGGCATCATCGTTGAAGCGCAAACATGGTATGAGCGAAAAGTGGGTGATATCATTTATCTGAAGCCGGAAGAAGAAGAAGAAGAAGAAGAACAGGATGATGAGGATGATATTCAAGGTAATGGGATTACAAAAAGTAGTAAATCAACTTACGACAACCATGAGGAGGAATTCTGTGAGCTCATTGCCACAAAAATCTGTAATAAGTATGAGATGCAGAATGATTCATTCCCTGAAAAAAACTTAAATGAACTCATAAAAGAATATATCGCTTTTAATTTCGTCCGTCTTGAAGAGTATCTGCAAGAAGTTGTTTTCAAGGTACTTGATATTCAAAAAATTAAAGCGCCTAATGATGGTGATCAGGTAGAATACTGCTCAAAAACAAGCATGAAAGCCTATCTGCACAATCATGTATCTGAGGTCACTCTCCCCAAAATGGTTACACTAATTCAGGCTTTACATTCTATTGATTCTGCCGCTTACGGAATAAATGACAAGGAAGATGCAGCTAAACTTTCCGAAGAATTACAGCCGATCGGGCTTAACCTGTATGCCATTATTGATGAGTACCGCAATGGAAACAGCGAAATCCTAAAAGAAATACAACCAGTAGAAGCCGATTAACCATGCTCGATATTTTAGAAACCAATAACGGATATCAAGTTACATTCCAGTACAAACCCTGGTTGGTCGAAGCTATCAAACAAATTCCAGGAGCTGGCTTTCGCCAGAACGATGGCAAGAAGTTTTGGTGGGTGCCAGCCAGTAGCGGTGGAGCTCTTCTTAATTGGGCAAAAGGCATCAATGGCAATGTATCTACAAAGCCCGCAACGCAGGAAATCGGAGAGATAGAGCCATTGCCAGAACTTACCATCGATATCCCGTTAAAGATGAATCTGTTTCCTTACCAGCGCAATGGTGTGGCATACGGCATAGAGAAGAAGCGCATCATCAATGGCGATGATATGGGCCTTGGTAAAACTGCTCAAACCATTGCTACCCTAACCGGTGCCGGCGCAAAATGTATCCTGGTAATCTGCCCGGCTACCCTGAAAGAGAACTGGAAGCGGGAATGGAAGATGTGGACCGGAAAAGAAGCTATGGTTCTTAATGACCGGGTAAAAAACACATGGCCACAGTACTACAAAGTGGGAATGATTAATGTGTTCATCTGCAATTATGAATCCCTGAAAAAATACTTCATCCAGGAAATTAATAAGCCGGAGGATAAACCGCTTCGCTTAAACCATATCGTTTTCAAAGAAACAATCGATTTGTTTGATGCCGTTGTTATAGATGAGCTACACCGAACAAAGGACTATAAAACTCAGCTTAGTAAATTCTGCATGGGTATCACAAGAGGCAAGGAGTATGTGATTGGACTGACCGGTACGCCTGTTGTAAACAAGCCGATTGATTTACTGGCTCAACTGCAGATCATTGGCAGACTGGTAGAGTTTGGAGGCTACAAAGGATTTACCGACCGCTTTTGCCAGGGTTACAACCAATCATCGAATCTTAAAGAGCTAAATTTCCTGCTCAACAAAACCTGTTTTTTCCGGCGGTTAAAAAAGGATGTGCTCAATGACCTGCCTGATAAGATGAGGCAAATTGTTTCATGTGAAATCACCAATCAGAAAGACTACAACAAAGCTCAGGCGGACTTCATCAATTTCCTTAGAGAGAACCTGAATAAAAGCGAGGGTGAAATTACTACTGCTCTCCGTGGTGAAGCGATGGTTCAGATGGGTATCCTGAAAAAGCTATCTGCAAAGGGAAAGATTGATGCAATGATTGAGCAGATCAGAGAAGTAGTGGAAGCTGGCGAAAAGATTATCGTGTTCGCTACCCATAAGGATGTGATTGCAGAGCTAAAGCAAGCTATCCCAGGATCCGTTACAGTTATCGGGGATGATAGTATGGATCAGAGGCAAAGAAACGTGGATGCCTTCCAGAAGAACCCTAACTGCCAGGTAATCATCTGTAACATTCAATCCGGTGGTGTGGGTATTACCCTTACATCATCTTCACGGGTAGCCTTCATTGAACTCCCTTGGCATCCGGCTCATGCTGATCAGGCAGAGGATAGAGCGTGGCGTATCGGGCAGAAAAATAGCGTACAGTGTACCTACCTGCTGGGCCAGAATACTATTGATGAATACATCTACAACATCATTGAGAAGAAAAGGGCTATGGTTGCTCAGGTGACCGGGGCGGAAAATGATATATCGACAGAGCATAGTATGGTTGATGATTTAATCGGAATGTTTACTAAAAATGTCTAATTGGGTTGACGATATGATCAGTGAGAAACACCGGCGCATTGCCGGGCTGCTGATTAAATCCCTACAAACCAATTACAACAGCTCAAGCAGGAAGATTAAGTCCAATGAGATCATTGTAAAGCTCCGGGCCCGTGGTGCCAGTATAGGAGATGCAGAGCTAAGAGAAATCATCGGATGGATCAGGAGGAACGATATGTGTGCGCCGGGGTTTATCCTTTCAGATAATGGAGGCTACTGGTACAGTACCGATGAAAACGAAATGAAGAAAGTCTGGGAGAGTAATCATGGTAGGGCAATAGAGATCATGACAAATTTCCAGCCACTACACAAAAGATTCAAGCATTTATTATCAAACCAAAATACACTTTTTCAATTATGAACCTCCAAACATTTAATGCGACCACAATGCCTAATGAGAGGCAGAGTAACACTTCTCCTAAAATTAGTATCACTCCAAAAGGCGTTTTTTCTTTAAACAGAAAAGCTTCAGAGCTTATTAAGTTATCTGAAAAAGATAAGGTTGGTATTTCTCAAGATGCCGATGATCCAGTTAACTGGTATGTCCATAAAGACGCAGAAGGCTTTAATCTCCGTTCATTAAATGAGGCAAATGGAAGCCTGGGATTTAACAATGTAAGTCTGAAAAATGCAATGTTTGAGGCAATGGAATTACAACCCGATAAGACAAAACAGTGCATCATCAGCAAACAATGCACCAAAGTTGGCAAGGTTGAACTCTGGCCGATAATTTTCATAGGATAAAATTTACTTCAATAAGTATGGCAAGGATTAGAGATATAAAACCTGAGTTTTGGGATGATGAGAAAATGGCTGAAGTACCCATGTCAGGCAGGTTATTTTTTATAGGCATGTGGAACTTCGCTGATGATAACGGAGTAATCACAACCTCAATAAAATGGCTCAAAACAAAGATTTTTCCTTACGATACTATTCGTGACATAGAAGTGGAGTCATGGTTAGATTCCTTAGTAAAGAACCGGATGTTAATCCCTTTCAGCCACGGCGAAAAAGGCTATTACGTTATCCGCAGCTTTCGTAGCCATCAAATCATCGACAAGCGTTGGTTAAAAGAGATAGTTCCCACACAAATTGTGGATGAAATACTATCAAATACAAACCACAGCGAGACCACCACGAGACCACTATGTGACCACCACGATGGTATTGGTATTGGTATTGGTATTGGTATTGGTATTGGTATTGGTATGGGAGATAATACGGCTGAAGCCGAATCGCCCTCTCCTAAAAAATCAAAAAAAGAAAAATCTATTGCCCATCATTTTCGTGACAGTATGTATTTCGACAAAAATTTATTTTCAGAAGCGCTTGTCAATACCCAATACGCTGAAGCTGATATAGATTTTTACTACGAATCGGCACTTAATTGGAGCGATTCAAAAACTACAAATCGAAAAGCAAACTGGCTCGCCACCATTAAAAATTGGATGCTCAGGGATATTTCTGAGGGAAAATTCAAAACAAAAAATCAATCAAATGGAAAAAAGAATTGGGGAGCTCCTTCCAAGGCCACCAAAGAAGATAGTGCGTATGCCGCCGGACTTTGATGAAGTACAGCTCACAGAGGAGGAAACGGAATATGCTATCTGGGATGCCAGGTGCGACAAGTATTTCGACCTGAAAAAACAGCAGGAAATGGATCTGCAACGTAAAGCGATACAGGATGCCGGAAAACCGTTCACAGCAAAACAGCTCGGTGAGTATATTCTTGAAATCAATCCGCATTTCAAAGTGGATGATAGCTGCAGGGATTTATTCCTCTTGCTTTGCCAGTATTTCACCAACGATCCAGACTTTGAAAAATCGGGCCATAAGCTGAGTAAAGGTTTATTGTTATCCGGCCCGGTAGGTGTGGGAAAGACTGAATTACTCAGGATTTTTCAGAAGAATAAACGCCAAAGCTATTACCTGACATCTGTTTTTGAAATTGAAAAGCATTGCCAGGAGCAGGGAGTTGAACGCTTCACAACTTTTACTGGTTTTGTGCCAGGCTGGGGAGGCAAGGAGAAGTATTTCTACCAGCCAAATATCGGATGGGCCTTTGATGATATCGGAAGGGAAAGTGTAGTTTTTGATTTTGGGAATAAATCAGATGTGGTAAGCAAGATTATTCAGGTGAGGTATCTGAACAAAGACAAGATCCCATTTAATTCCCTGCATCTTACAACCAACCTTACCCCGGATGAAATTGAGAACCGATATGATTATGCAGTAAAGAGCAGGCTCAGGGAAATGTTTAATTATATCCAGATAAAAGGATTCGACAGGAGGAAATAGTATGAAAGCACGCCTGATCTTATCGCTGAATGGAGTTTATCTGACCGAAGTGGATGTGGAGCTGCCGGGTACCGATGAGAATTTATCATGGCAGGATAACATCAAAATCAGGGAATCTTATGTGCATCATGAGGCTGAGAAGATGAGGATCAGGCACCTGAATGCAATACTGAAATACAAGGGTGTTTACGAAATTTTTCTTGTCGCACCAAGCAAAATGAACCAGTATGAAGAAGCGATGGAGCTTAGATGATGTGAAGCGGACTGGCTTAAAGTTTGATGGTGTAGCGACGGTTGTTGCGCCTACAGTAAAAGTAAAATCGGTTAAAAAGGTACCGGCTGCCATCGGAGAAATGTGCAATATATTGCACGCCATCGGTATCGATTATGTTACTGAGCACCGGTTCCACGAGCTGAGAAAGTTCAGGTTTGATATTGCCATTCTGGATATGAAAGTTGGCATTGAGTACGAGGGATTGATAAGCGAAAAAAGCCGGCACACAACAATTGAAGGATTCAGTATGGATTGCATCAAGTATAATCTGGCGCAGCTCAACGGGTGGAAGGTGCTTCGCTACACGGCTAAGAATTACACGGATTTTAGAAACGATATACACACAATTATAAATCATGACAGAGTTAAAAAAACTGAAGAAGGAGCTATCTAAGCTAAAAAATTACAGGGCTCATTTACCAAGGCTAATTGATTGCAGCGAAGTCAATGGAGACCGATGCTTTACAATCGAAGACTTAATTGAGGTAGAAAAGCAAATTGAAAAACTTCAAAAACAAACAAACAACTTCAAACACTAAATCATTTAACATGAAAAAACTTATTCCTTTCACTTTAGAAAGATGGAAACAAGGTAACTGCACACCTAAAACGGCAGACGGGAGAGAAGTAAAAGATTTGGTATATCAGCCAAGCCAAATTGCTATTGCTGATTATGTTTTTTGTGGAATATTAGAAGGGTATAGGCAAACATGGCAATCAAATGGTGTTTTTTGTAAAACTAAAACTGGCATAAATTTTAACCTCATGCTCGAAGTGGATTGTGAAGTTGTGTATGTGAGTTTGTTTAGATATGAAGATGGGACTATATCTTCAATGCTACATCTTATCTCAGGATCATGGGAAAAGAGCCATAGTTTCATCAAAGAAATAAAAGTAGAGTTATGAACATAGAGATAAAATTTAGGGCATTCCACAAAGATTTCGGGTAAATGGTTTACACTAAAGGAGGTTGCATCTTTGAAAAAAGGGAATTTTCCCCATTTGTTTTTGAGGTAGGGTTTAGTCATTATCCAGAAATCTAATGGGATATCATGCAATACACCGGACTAAAAGACAAGAACGGAAAGGAGATTTATTAAGGGGATATTGTTGATTATGGAAACAACAGATTTATGCCTGTTGAATTTATTAATGGCACATTCTGTATCTGTAAAAACACTGCTATGTCAACACTTATGACGTTATATTCAGTAATCGGTAACATTTACGAAAACCCTGAATTATTAAAACCATGATACTATTCATCCTTTCAACATTCGCCCTGGTGATGCTCAAATTAACCAACTTGTAAAAATGCTTTACAAGTTAGAAGAATAATCATCTGGAACTGTTGTAAAGAATTATTTTTTATAGTGAATTTATCAGGTTGAACCCGACTACTGTACTATGATTCCCCAACCGATTATTAACTTTTAAAAATTGAAACATGGATAAAAAAACATTGAAGGATTTAATTCAAGAAATGGAACATAGGGTATTTTCTTTTATTTGTCATCGTGATTTTTACACTAAAGAATGTGATTTATATTATTATTGGGATGGTAAGCGTTCCGAAGCAGCTTTCATGGTTGAGAAATTGACAGCAATTTTACAAGGTGAAAGCCAGTAATCACCACCCCCAACAGATTATTAACTTTTAACAGCCTTGAGCGGCTTTGTAAAACTCACAACAATTAATATGGCAAAGACAATAAGAGCCAAATTTAACGTAGCCGAGATTGCCAAATATGGTAACGGTGGCGGAACTAAAGTAACGCTAATGCCTGTAATGGGTAATAGCGAAGAGAACAAAGCCTTTTGGCAATATACGCCAAGCGGTAAAATCGAATTGCACATTTCAAATCCAGAAGCGGAGTTTGAATTTGGCGAGTATTACATTGATTTTACAAAGGCAGAGTAATTTATTGGGTAGTAGGATGCTCTTTTCGGAGGGTGTCCTACGCTTGCCGCTAACACGCTGCTCTCCCAACAGATTATTAACTTTTAACAGCCTTGAGCGGCTTTGTAAAACTCACATAAATTTTATGGAACAGATTGAAAAATTAGTAACTCTTGGAGAAGGCCGTGTAAGGGTAAACGAAAACCCATCAGAAAGCGATTATGTAAATGACATCAAAGTCGCTGCTGCTGCATTGATTGACCTTATTGATGGTGCAGCAGGAAATCCTAAATGGACTGATTATGAACTGACAGAATGGTTAACGCTAAAAGACTTGGCAATGATCGCTGCTGAACAATCAGCAATGTGGGCTGTAAAAGCGGCTACTTGTTAACTACCATCTTGCTTTAACCTTACGAATGTCAACTGGAACTTTGAGACCAACGGATTCTTTGATGAAAATAAATGGGCTAAAAATTTAAATTTTTAATTATTCAATAGTAATAAATTTTATTACATTTGTGAATAATGGCATCATCAAAAACAGCGAAGACCGTTAAAGTGGTTGAGGAAATCATTCTTTACATAGAAAAAGGATTGACTTACAATAAAACCATGAGAAAGATTGTCAGTAAGTATCAGTTTACCGACAGAACTTTTTGCCGCCATTGGAAAAATGCCTTTGAAATCCACACTCAGCGACAGTCTGAAAGAAAAGCATTACTGACAGAAACGGAAGTGGAAACACGTAAATATCACATCATTTCAGCCGCTGAACGCAAAGAATACCTCACCAAAATGATACTTGGAGAGATTGAAATTACTTTGAAAAGACCATTTTGGAATCCTGAACAAAAGAAAATGCAAATGATACCGGTTACTAATCCAGCGGATGAAAAGACCAGGATATCTGCAATAGCTGAACTCAACAGGATGGAGGGAGACTACGCTCCTACTAAGGTGGCTAATACAGATAAGGATGGCAACGATGTGCAGCCGCCATTAAGTCCAAAACAATACGAGGAATTGATAAGAGCAGTTAATAATAGCGGAGGTAAATCGTGAACATAGTGCTGGCAAGTGCATTCAGGCACCAACCGCCAGAAGTGAAAAAGGTTATTGAAGCCTATTGGGGTAATTGGATTGTGAATGATGTGTTTGTACCCTGGATTGAGAATAAGAGCAAGGTCACGCTGTTATATGGCAGCTATGGATCAGGAAAATCGGTTTTCATAGTTGATCTGTTTTTGAATAAGTGTTTGGATGATAAGTATTTCAGGGGTTATTTCGGAAGGAAAGTTTTAGATACAGTTCGTAACACGGTACATAAAACCTTTACCGACCGCATAAAAGAGCGAAAGCTCGAAAAGTTCTTTGTTTATTCTGATAAGCCAAACGGTTCGATGCGAATCCTGTGCAAAAAAAACGGAAATGAGTTAATTCCTTTTGGGGCCAGTGATGCAGCTTCTTTGAAATCAATAAAGGATCCGACTCACTTTTTTTGCGAGGAGTTCGACCAGTTTACATTTGAGGATTTTGGGTTTATCTTCTCCAGGTTAAGGACTGAGAAAGCTGCAACACAGTTTTACGGTGCATTTAATACCGAGAAGATTTATCAAAGCCACTGGATCCGAAAGATATTCTTTGATGGCGGCTATACTGGGCAGGTGGCTACATTGAAAGCGAATTATACGAGTAACTACTTCATCAATCAGGAGGAGTATTACAAATCGCTACAGCTTATTGCCAATGGTAATGCTGCCGTACTCAATGCAATAGCAAACGGCGAATGGGGAGCAATAAGGACCGGTGGTGAGTTTTGGAAATGCTTCGATGAGTCTAAGCATGTAAAGCCATTGAAGCCCAGAAAGGATACAACCATTCACGTATCACTTGATGAAAACGTGAATCCTTATGTAACTCAGATAGTTTGGCAGATAAGTGTGGCAGAAAAGAAATTATCACAGGTACATGAGATTTTGAGCAGAAGTCCGGCAAATAATGCGCCCAAAGCGGCAAAGCAGTTTGCGGATTGGTTGCACTCAATTGGTTATTCAGACACAGTTTTTGTGTATGGTGATCCATCTGCCGGGAAGCGTTCAACCATCGATGCGAACAACGCCAGTTTTTTTGATAAGTACATAAGTACGCTGAAGGATTTAGGATTTTCTGTAGTGAGCAGAGTACAGAGGTCGGCACCGGAAGTTTCGCTAAGTGCTGATTTTATTAATGCCATCTACGAAAACAACCATGAGGGATGGAGTATTGAGGTCAGCGATATGTGTTTTGGAAGCATCGAGGATTACATTATCGTAAAAGAGGATGCAGAAGGTAGGATGTTGAAAGCCAAGGAAAAAGATAAGGAAACAGGCGTGACTTATGAGCCACATGGCCACTGTTCAGATGCGAAGCGATACTTTATAACCACCGTACTTGAAAAAGAGTTTGTGGCATTTAAGGGAAGGAGAAGGAAAACGGGAAGTATTGCGGTGCCAAGATTAAATTAAAAATTATCTCAATGATACTAACCATTGATCAGATTGAAAAAGTTTTGAAAGAAAATCAATCGGCTGCAACGCTGATTAAAGCCAGAGAATACCAGCAAAAGATGCGAATGCATCTCTATGGTGAGCAAATGTCTAATTACCTGCCTGTTATTGGAGGTTTTGAAGCTCCTGCATTGCAGACGCTAAGGGTTAAGTACGCCAAAAGCAACAGGGATTTATTTACCCGCCTCAGCCGCCCACTCGATAAAGTGTTTAGTGCAAGAGGAGGATCTGTTTATTATAACCTTGAAGGGGAGCAGGAAGATAAAGCAAGGCAGTTTGCATCCAATATCCGCAGCGGCATGAGTGTAAAAGATGTGCTCAGTAGTATGTGGCGGTATAGAATGATTGATGATCCAATGGGTATAATGATGATGGAGCTGTTCCCTATTCAGGAGGCAACAAGGCAGAAACAGATGGGTAATTCAATATGCTACCCCACTTTCAAATCGGTTGCTAATATCCACGAATACCTATGCAATGGTTCTCAGGTTGAGTTTGTTTTTTTTGTTACGAGCAAGAAAGAGAGGAAAGCTATTGGATTGAAAGAGGATGATACTGTTTACAGGCTTGTTGATGATGCTAAGGATGTTTACGTCAAGGTTGAAGATGAATCGGTAACACTACATTCTCCATTGATAAACTATTTCGGCAAGGTGCCGGCTATCCTCAATAGCGATATACTAAGCGAGAGCAATAGTGGAATGATGATGTCATTCTTTGATCAGGTGATTGAGCTGGCAGATGAATTCCTTTTAAAAGGCAGCATTAAAATTACACATGATTTCCTTCATGCTTATCCAAAGTATTGGGAGTATGCAGATAGCTGCTCAACTTGTGGCGGTACAAAGTATGTAGATGGTAAGGACTGCCCTGATTGCAAGGGAACCGGTAAGAACTTCATGAGCAAGGTATCGGATATTAAGCTGCTCGAATGGCCATCAAAGGATGAGCAGGTTTTAACGCCAAATGTTGCCGGTTATGTATCGCCATCTGAGGTATACCACAAGATTGCTGGCGAAAGCATGGAGATGCTCGAATCATTGATGAGGTACACAAGATGGGGTGTGCAGGCTGATGTGAAGCAGGAAGGAATTAAGACCGCTACTCAGATTGTTCAGGATATAAAGCCTGAAGCGGATGTGCTTGAAATAGTGGCAAGGATGGCTGAGAAGCGGCACAAATTCCTGGTTGATTTATCTGTAGCTGTAAACATTCAGCCCGGTTACAAAGGATCATCTGTAAATTATGGCAGAAGGTTTATGCTTGAAGGCCCCGATGTGTTGTGGGAAAAGTATCAAGATGCCAAACTCAAAGGTGTTGCTATTAGCGCACTTGATGATATGCTGTATGATTATTACGAGGCAAAATACGGAACTGATCCCGTGAAATTATACATAATGCAGAAGCTTACAAAGGTTGAACCATTTGTACACATGACAGCGGAGAAGGTAAAGGCACTTGGAGTTGGATCGTTAGTCCTCAATCAGAAAATCTTTTATGGTGAATGGCTTTCAATGCTCAGTCAGGCAGAATTGACGGCATTGGATGAGCAGCAGCTCAGAGATAACTTGAAAGAGTATGCGGCAGCGCAGGAAATGGCACCAGAGCCTACAGTAATCCAGTAATCAATAAACATCAATAAAAATGGGAAAATTACCACAAGCAGCACAACCTGAAAAAGAAATTGTGCAAGAGCAACCACAAGCAGCACAACCTGAAAAGGCTGCACACTTTGAGGAGTGGAGGATGGAAAAGGAAAAAGGCGAATGGGTAAAAAACAAATTGCTCCGTTCTTGCGTGAAGATTACACAAGAAGAAGCTGATGTACTCAACGCTGGTTCCGCCTCATCCGATGGACTCCAGTCAATCATGTATTTATCACCTGAAACCAAAGCAGATGCTTAAAAACCAAACATTGGAGCAGATTGCCACACTGCTTAAAATCAAAAAGGCAGACTTGGAAGCAGCTATCAAAGCCGAGGCTGAAACAGATATTGAAATAGATGCCAACCTTCAGACTTTCAGCGAATCAGATCTAAAGACGCTGAAGAACAACAGCTACAAAGAAGGTAAAGCTGCCGGCATTGAAATGGAAGTTGATGCTGTAAAAAAAGCTGAAGGGCTTGAATTTACCGGTAAAACAGTTGCAGCACTGCTTGAAGCAAAAGCAGCCAAGGTTATTGCTGATGCAAAGATTGAGCCTGATAAAAAAGTGAAGGAGTTGGAAACGAAAGTAGCCACCCTTACCTCAACCGTATCAGACTATGAATCTCAGATTGCAGCCAAAGAAGCTGAGGTCAATGGTATTCGTGTAAACAGCGAGCTGTATAAACACATCCCTTCTTTTGGTGATAAAGGCCCTGCCCTTGGTGCAGATGATGTTATTCAGTTAATGAAGGCATCAGGCTATGAGGCAAAAATGGAAGACACTAAAACCGTGTTTTACAAATCAGGCGCAAAGCTTACTGATAAACTTGGTAATGCAGCAGCTCCAAAAGATGTGATCAGTGCTTTTATAGCAGAAAAAAAGTTAGCGCCGGTTGAAGGTGCCGGTGCTGGCGGACGTGGTGCCGGTGATGGAGGCGGTGCATCAGCCAGTTCACTCACTGCATTAAAGGCAAAATTTACCGCAGAAGGAAAGAGTTTACTTGGCCAAGAGTTCAGCCAAGCAGTGCAGGAAGCCGCAAAAGCGGATGGATTTGTAATGAGCTAAAGATTGTTTTCATAGATTGTTTATTTTAGGGTATGCCTCCTGTTTCTACAGGATGCATTTTTATTTGCAAAAAAATAAAGTTGTAATTTTTATTACTTTGAATTATTTGTTTTAATATTGTGGTCTACAGAGCAAGATATCGCTCAAAAGCTAACCGCCCAAGACGCAGGGCAACACCAGGGCAAGACGCCGCCCACATAGACCTCAACCACTTTTCAAAACATTTTAAATTTTTAATAATGGCAAATTTCGATGTGTCGAACTTGCTCACCGCTCAAACGATGGTGAATGCAATTTACCAAAATCCCGAAATGAGGATGAAGCCCGCACCAGCCTTTGGACTGTTGACCTCAAATGATGCACTCATCATCGGAGCTAAAACCCTTCGCACAAGGGAAGACAGGGCTATAGAAGCCCATTTGCTTGCTCGCACAAAGCGTTCAAGTGGTTCTACAAGAACCCACAATCACACTGGAACTATCGATGACAGCCAAAAAATAACGCTTAACTGGACTACCAAATCAGATAAGTTCGCAATTTCTTTGAAGCTGCTTGACAGATCCGTATTTGATTTCAATACTGTTTTCGCCAATAAAATGGTGCAGGCTTGCATGAACGTATTGGAAGACAAAGAAACCGAAGCAATCGCTTATCTACGTGCCCAGCGTGCCACTCAGCAGCCATCAGGCCTTAAAGGCGGAACTTTTACTGCTGCAACCAATGCTATCGACATAGATGCAGCCAATGCTATTGTTTTCTATCAGCGTTTGAAATCAGTAATGCGCCAAAACTATTTTGGTGGGCAAATTGACGTTATCGCCGATAGCAATATGCAAGCAGCTGCTGAAAGGCTTGCTGCCCAAGGAGTAGGTAATGCAGCCAACACAGCATTCCAGTTTGCCGGCCTTCGTATTGTTGAATCAGTTGAACTTAATGATGCCAACTATGCAGATGGTATCGTTTTAGCAATGCCATCGCAGTCCGCATCCGCTCTTAACTGGATTCCACAACAAAACAGAAACGGATACGGTGACTACAACAGTTTCGTTGGTGGTTACGGCACTTTCAGTTTTGCCGGTTACACATTTGCTGTTCATGGTTATGCTCAGCGTGCTGACACCAGCGCATCCAACGGTAATTCGCAGGACGTTTCTTTGGAGTTTGAAGTTTCATTTGATACTTCATACAACAAAGCTCCTTTGAGCTTCACCACAGGCCGCACTGATAGCGTAATCCTTCAGTTTGGACAAACCTCTTAATTCACCATTGTAAAAGAAAAAGTAAAATGAAAAAATTGCTAATGCTGTTCATCTTGGTTATTTCTTTCGGAATTGCAAATGCTCAACGTGGAACTACGTTGCAGTTATTGGCTGCCGATTCATTGATCAATGTGGACACCACAACCAAAGTATTTGCAACTACTGCTGGCTATCACGGTATCGTGATCAGCCCAATAGTTACAAGGATTTCAGGAACTGCAGCCGGAAAGGTTTATCTGTATGAATCCTTTGATGGAGTTAATTACAGCGCAGCTCTTGACAGCATCACGCTGAGTAATGCTGTAACTAATACCGGAATCTGGAAGAGGACACCACCTTTTGCAAACTTCTACCGAGTACAATTTATAAGTTCCGGTACTTGTTTGCTCGTTCCATTAACCAGATTTGTAGCTCGTAAATACGACTAAAAATGACCAAACCAATTGAGATAACAGTAGGCGGTTCCGGGATTTACGATCCAGTTGCAGGGGCAACGGATTGCAATATCTCAATCATAGCTGGCCAAGATCTTTGGATCAGTAAGCAGGGTTACGGCCCTTATGATTATGCGCTTTACACTGTTATCTCTACTGGTGGCTTTCGATTGATTGGAAGTACATTTGAAGATGGAGAGAAATGGTTTGTTTTTGCCTTAGGCACTTCATATCAGCTACAATATAGCAGCAATTACACAAATGGATTTAACTATCCTCAGGTGATTTCTGCTTTGTTTGGCAGGGTTGGTTGGTTACAGTCAGCAGGAGCTCCCGTTTTAAATACAAATAACCTATTCTCAAAAAGCGGAAGGTACTTTAATGATGGCAGCTTTCATTCACTTGTTACACTTTCAAATTTGAAACAAGTAATGGAGCTCAATGGCGCCACCGACTTTGAGTTCAATGCTTACCTCGAAGCATTACAAAGAGGGGTAATCCTTCGTTTACTATCTGCAACATTTGGGGTTCCTGAATTTATTTCTCAGGATATGACCTATACACGTTTTGATAGTAGCGATAAGCAGATTCAAAATACTGGTGCTTTCACCGGAATAAGAATCTTCCGCCCTTCTTCTCTGAATTATGCAATTCAGATTGATAAGGTAGATCTGTATTTTAATGAAGCCAAAACTTTCATGCTGTATCTGTATGAAGACACAAACCCTACTCCCATTTGGAGTACTTCCGTTACCAGTGTTGCAAATGCAAGAACCACGGTTAGCATCCCTAATTTAGTGATCAACAATACCAATGGCAGAATACTGTATCTCGGTTATCATCAAGCTGAACTTGGCACTTGTAAAGCGATATCAGAAACTGATATTGAAACCATTGGCAATCGAATGTATGGAATCGAGTTTTTTAAATGCATTCCGGGAAACTTTTCTCAAGTAAACTATACCGGTGACACAACCGGACTTAATGCTCAATTGACTGTTTTTAAAGATCACACTGCTTCCATCACAAGTAAAGCTGGATTGTTCGATAATGCAATCGGGCTTCAAATGGCAGCACAGGTAGTTGAGCAGATACTGTTTACAAAGAGAAGTAATTCGGATGAAAGAATACTTGGAGACACAGCCGGCCAGATGCTTGGTTCAATGGCTCTTGATGGCGTTGCCCCTATTACTGATGGGCCTCAAAGCTATGGATTGAGAAAACAAATCAATGCAGAGCTTATCCGGATGCGGGAATCATTTTTTCCAAAACCTAATAAAGGCACAATCCGAAACGTATGTTAGTTCTTAGAACAACTCCGGTAGGTATTGATAAGGCTATTCAAGAGCTTCAAGTAAAGCTACATGATGCCCTTGCTGCTTCCTGGGGAAACGTAAAGTTTTATGGCCGTTGCTACCGTAACCGAAAAGACAATGGATTTGTTGCTGAAGTTTATCTCGGCAACAAGGAGTATAAGGAAGTCTATTACGATGATGCCTACTCTGCTACTTGTTTTTTCGGTATTTCAGACAGCATACAAATCGCTGAAGTAAACCGGGCAAATGTTCATCTGGTATTCTTTGTAAACCTTGATCTTATTAAATCAAGCTCTGAACAAAGGGCTGATGAGGAGGTAAGAACAGAAGTTGCAGCAGTACTTGACGCCGGGCTTTCTCATTCAATTCTACAATCTATTGATCTTGGAGTTGAAAGATGTTTAAGGGAATACCCTGGCAATACAATTGATGGACGATTAAAGCATGTAGACATGCACCCAAAACATTGTTTCCGGATAAATCTGGAAGTTCAATACGAAAATACAACAGGCTGCGAAACTCAAAACAATTTTTAATTACATTTTAAATTTAAAAAAATGCCAACGATTCTTAACATTCCGGATTGCGGCGGTACAAAAGGCACTTTTAACAGTGGAATTCCTTTGTGCGACAAAATCCGTAGTAATTTCTATGGCCTTATTGGCCTTGATGCGGGTGTTGGTTTCAGTGATGCTGAGACTGCAACTCCTGCTGCTTTTCTATCAGCTTTAACTACCAAAACAAGGGCTGCAAGGGGTGACCGTGCTTATCCTCTGTTTGGTATCTGGTCGAATTTTGAAGATCAGCGTAAAGAGCGTACACAAGGATCTGCAGGTAACCTTACCAATGTTGATATCACCTTGGTTGATGGCCTTCCGGCTTTCGCCTTGCAGCATCGTAAAGGAGATATCATGCAGGCTAAGCTCATTGCAGCTCAGAATGCAGGTATGACCTGGCTGGTAGTGGATGATAAGTACACCGTTTACGGAACTTATTCCGCTTCTCAGTTCACCGGCTATTCAACTGCTGATGTGTATGCAGGTTTGCCTTTCTTCGGAAACAATGGCCAGCCTTCTTACTATCCGTTTGAAATCAAATTCGGTAGCATTACTGAGTGGAAAGAAAATGCACGTTTTCTTCAAATGGGTTCTTCTCTCGTAGGTGTAACAGGTCTTCGTAATGTAAGCCTGGAGAAGTTCAGCTTTGCGACAAATGTGTTGAAATTGATTGTAACTGCTGAAGGAGGAACTAACCTCTCTACTGCATTTGACACTGAACTTGCCCAGGCTAATGCAATCACTGTGGAAAACAAGGTGGCGGGAACTTCTGCTACAGTTTCTGCTACTTATGATAGCACAAACAAGGTGATGAGCCTTACGCTGTCAGGTACTCCGTTTACTGGTGCCGCAACCGGGGCTATTTTCACCGTCAATCTTGCATCTGCCGCTGCTCTTGCAGCATTGGCAGCACCAATCGATGGTTACGAATCGCTTGGTGCAATTGAAGTGGCTAAACCTTAATGAAATTTGGCAGCATTCCTTTTGGGGTGCTGCCATTATAAAACTTAAATCATGACCATTGATAATGTAAGCTACGATGAGAAAGCCATGGCTCAATTAACACAGGATGAGTTTGTTAATACCCATCTTGATAATGATGCCATCTATCCATTGATTTCAGAAAAGGAAAGAGTTTCCAGGTTAAAAGATGCTTATTCACTGATTAAAAAGGCAACCGATGAACGCCCTGCAATTAAAGGAAAAGATATCGAGCCTAAAGATTCAGGAGCTGGCAAGTAGTGCTGTAGATAACACTGGTTTTGTTGCCGCTGATCTTATCACTGCACAGCTTCGAAAGGGGTTGAAATCTGATGGCAATGAAATGCCGGATTACTCTGCAGTTTCTGTTGATGTGTTTGGAAAAGAGCCCGGACCGATAAAGCTCTATGATACAGGAGCTTTCTATGCAGGCATCAAGGTTGTTTCGGATGGCAAAAGCATTGTTTACCAAAGCTCTGATAAGAAAGGGGAAATGCTTGAAAAAAGATACAGCACAAAAAGCGGCCAGGTACTTGGACTTACTGAAAATAGTCGTGTTGAATACGCTCTTGATTTACAACCGGAGTTTGTTGATTTGGTAAAAAAGCAGTTGAAATGAGTTGCGAGAATTGCACACAATCAATCATGCAGCAAAAAAGAGCCGATGAAGAAATTATCCTTCTTGCAAAGCAAAAAGCAAACCACACAGGAAAGCCTGTTGCTCTCTACAGAGATGAATACGGAAGGCTCTGCATCTGCACCGGCACAGAGCCTATTGTCATGTATTTTACACCAGAGCTGTAGAACGCTTTCAATAGGTGCTTTTATTGATGCTTATTGCAATGGCAATTTATCAGTACTGATCAGGCAAGGCAACCCTACAGAAAAGGAGTTGCAAGATGCATGGAATGAAATCCTCTTCGAGTATTCAGCTCTTGTTGCCAATGGTGAATCTAACTACATACTTTCTTTACAAAGGCGCATGAGCCTTTTGAATGCCGATATTTTTTATATTGAAAATGCAATTACAATACTCCGGTTACGCTATGAGCAGGATATTGTTGATGAACTCATTGCCATGGGCTTTATTGGCGATTACAAAAAGCCTGAACAACTCAAAAGGGTTGTTGCACTTGCAAAAAATTATGTGATTGAGTTAAGTGAGTTGCAAGAAGAATTTGACCGGATTAATGCTACGGCAACCGGGAAAAAACAAACTGAAGACGATTACAATAGAACGCTTGTTGCGTTATCAAAATATATTGGCTACCGCATTGACAAGGAGGTGGTAAAGGTGGATGAGTTTGCGGCTATTTTCAGTCTTTACATTTCTGAATCAAAAAAACAAGAGACCGATGGCCAAAGGAACAATTGATGAACTCTTTGATCTGTCTGCCATACAGGCGCAATCTGATAAGGTTGAGAAACTTTTAGCTGAATTTGTTACGGGCATCTCGAAGATTCCAAAAATAAAGCTCGAAGTGTCGGGTAGTGAATCGGTGAAGGAGTTTTCTCTCGCTAATGCAAAATTAAAGGCAGAAATAGCATCAGTTCAGCAGCTCGCAAATCAAAGGTTTGCTGCTGATGCCAAATTAATAACCCTTCAAACTGATTACGCCAAAGCCACTGCAAGAAGCCGGGAAGAGCTTCGTAAATCAAACAAAGAATTAAAGGCATCTACTGAATTTCAATTGGCTGAGACTGCTTCTATTGATAAGGCAAGGGCGGCGGTAAAAAAACTCACCATAGAAAGGAACGGACTGAATCTTGCTACAGCAGGTGGACAGGATAGAAGGGATGTGCTCAATGAGCGGATCAATAAGCTCAATGATTTTATAAAAAAGAATGTTGACTTGCTTGCCCAGCAAAAAATAAATGTCGGCAACTATGCCGGATCACTGGCGAAGCCTTTTGAATCTCTTATTACTCGGCTCGATCAGCTAAAAGCTAATCTTGCACAAGGCATCGGGCTTGGTGGAGGAAGAAGCGAAGCCGATTTAAAAGGTGCTACATTTCAGATACAGAAACTAACTGATGCGCTTTCACTTTCCAGTACAGCGGGAGCCAGTAGTGCCAAACAGGTAAAAATACTTGAAAGAACTTTTCAGGACTTATCGATATCTACTGCCAAAGGTGATGAAACAGCAACTAAATTCCTTAGCACATTAGCTGGACAGATTGGTGAAGCCAAAGATGCTGTTGGTGATCTAAGAGATGAGATAAAACTGAATGCGAGTGATACTAAGGGTATTGATAATATTGTTGGCTCGCTAAATGCTTTAGCGGGTATTGCCCAAGGTGCTGCAGGTGCCTACGCTTTGTTTGGTGCCAGTCAGGAAGATGCTGCCAAAATCACGGCCAAGCTGATTGCTGTTCAGGGGATTGCCAATAGCATTCAGACTGTTGGACAAGAATTGACAAGAAAAGGAACAATTGCCAATAAGGCTTATGTGTTTATACAAGGGCTGGTTACAACGGCTACAAACACCACGGCTGCTGCAACTACAAGGCTAAATGCTGTACTCAAATTAAGCACCATCGGGCTTGTTGTTGCTGCTGTTGGAGGATTGATTTATGCCATATCAAAAGCAAGTGAGGCAACATTCGGTTTCACAAAAAACCAAAAAGCACTGTACGATATAACAAAAAGTGCGAACGCTTCTTATGCTGAAGAGGCTGTTAAATTAAAGATACTCACAAAGGAATACTTAAACACTTCCACTTCGGTTGGCAGAAAGAAGGATATCCAGGATGAATTGCAGAAAACATATCCTGCATATTTTGGGAATCTTAAAACGGAAGCGGAATTTCAAAACGGCATTGCAGATGCAGCGAATAGAGCTACAAAGGCTTTGCTGATACAGGCAAAAGTGCAGGCTGCTCAAACATTACTTACCGAAAAATACAAAAAGGTTCTTGATGAAACATTTGATCCGCAATCAAGTTTAAATTTCTTTGAAAAAGCAGGCGTTGCGCTTCGCAATCCACTATCTACAATCAGAACTGCTTCAGGTTCGCCAAACACAGATGATTTTAAAGCATTAGCAGAGGCTGCAACTGATAATGTCAATAAAACAAAAAAAGAATATAATGATTTGGAAGCTTTCATTCAGGGTTTTATTGAAAAATCAAATAAAGAATTAGAGACACTTGGCGGAGATCCTAAAAAAGTTACAAATAACACTACTGCTGGCGTAAAAGAAGCTGCCGCCGAAATTAAAAAGGTAAATGATAAAACCAAAGAAGATATCCTTCGCTCTCAATTTGAAATTAACAAGCTGAGGCTGGAAGAATCTTCTAAGGCTGACAAGGAAATTATTGATAGTGAAAACAGAGGGTATTTCATCCGTAAACAAGCCCTGCTTGATTTTACACAAAAGCAGCAGGCAATTGCACAACTGGAAGTGCAGTTTGCAAGGGATGTTGAAAAATTAAAGCTTGCTGAAATTATTGCGGCTCTCGAAGAAGAAAAGAAGCAGAAAGGCGCTAATGTAAAAGAACTTAACAATCAGATTGAAAAGGAGAGAGCGGCATCTGCAAAAAGGGTTGAGCTAATAGAGCTACAATCCACCATAAGGCTCACTGAAATTGGGAAAGAATTTGTAAAGACCGGGCAAGAGCTTGCTGATCAAAGGCAAGCCATCAGAGATGATGAGATTGCCAGGATAAATAAATTCGAGGAGGATCAACAAGAAATAAGCCAAAAATCAAGGGCAATATTTAAAGCTGCTATCAAGGAGCAAGCTGATGAAGAGGCCGCAGCGGCAGAAAAAAGGATTGAGCTTCAAAAGCAATTGCAAGATGAGTTGAAGTCTCTTTTTATTCAGTTGGTAAATGATCAGTTTACCATTGAAGAACAGGCTTTAAACGAAAGAAAAAGACTGCTTGATGAAGACACTGCAAGGCGCATCAATCAAATCAATCTTCTTGGCCTTACTGAGCAGGAAAGAATTCGCCAAACGGCTATCGTTGAGAAAAATGCCGCCGCACAAACGGAG